GACTCATACTCTTCTAAATCAATTCGTACTTGATTCCGCATATTTGTTTCTGTTCTACTCTGCTCTACCATTTGTAAATAACTCCGTATAATTATTATGTCTAATCTTTGCCTTCAATAAGTGCTGGATTAGATCACTACTATTTATATCCGTTTTGAGTCTAGCAAAAGGAATGTAACCCAATCTAAGTGCCGGATCGTCCAATTCTGGTAACTCTAACTTGTCTTTTAATGCTTTATGAACAGATTGTGCCTTTTCCATGAACTTAGACCCGTCCACTTCAGGCCCTAACCACACATTAAACCCTGTTCGAGCAAGTGATTGTGGCTGATATTGTTCTTTCTTAACATTTAAATCATTAGAAAATACTATCTCCGCAAAATGTTTGCCTACATGTGGATAGTTAATATACAAATATCCTGGTTTTCTCTCTAAAGTAAATTCTTCATAATCTTTTGGAAACAAAACCATCTCACTATTTCCTGATTCAGATCCCCACCTAGGCGGATACCCCGCATCTACTAACTCGTAGTAATGAATCAAATGATTTAATCTTGACATTTCTGCCTCGTCTTCATGATCTGCAAAATATTCATGTAGTTGATTTAAATCATCAGTTGGCTCTTTTCCCAGCATATAAACTATTTTATCTATTTCTGCCTTAATCTCTTCTTGGGTTTCGCCCATGTAAAAGAACTCTTTAGCTTCATGTTGGTATGTCCTCAAGAAAGTTGCATACCTTACTGCAACTAAACTCCCTAGTGGTTCCCATTGTATTCCATTAAAATTTAAGCTTATCATATTTGTTCTCCTGTTGTGCCTTCTCAAATATCGGAACGTCTATGTTTGCATCAGTTAAAGATTGTTGTGCAGATGGATCTAGATCAAACAATTTCATTTTTGCTCTATCCACCCCTATCATAAATCTTTTGTTTCTTGTAGGGTCTGCATATCTGTTCTTTAACTGCTTAATCATGAACTGCCCCATTTGTTCTAATTCTTCTGTACTTATAATAGCAAACATTAAGTCTGCTGTTGCTGGTAATCCAAAACTTTCTGCTGTATCTGTTAAGGATACATCACTGTTATCAAACCCGCCTCTTGTTGTTTGTGTAGCGCTAACAATAGGAACATTTTGTTCCACTGCTAATCCTCTTAATTCTTCTGCAATACTTTTAATAATAACATAAGTGCTGGCTTGAGTGCCTGGACGGAATCTAGAACTTGTACATATATTTAAATAGTCTATGAATATAATATCCGGGAAGAAACTTCTCTTCAATTTTAATTCATTTAGTAATGCTTTGAAATGTCCGGCGTGTGCTGACGCTGTAGGATATTCTTTTATAATAAGTCTACCCTCTATCTTATCATTAATCTTACTAATTTTATCATCAAACATTGCCTTAGATAAGTCTTTTAGCTCCATAATAGGCATGTTCATTAAATTGGCGTCTATACGTTCAGCAATTCTTTCTTCTGCCATTTCTAGGGTAATATAGAGTACATTTTTGCCTCTAGAGATGCAACTAGACGCCATATGGCACATAAAAAGTGATTTACCTACACCCGTGCCTGCTAATGCTATGTTTAAGGTTTTATTAGATAGTCCACCCTCTGTTATTTTGTTAAACATATCCAAATCAAATTCTACTTTCTCTTCTAACTTATGATAAAAATCATATCGTTTTTCAGCGTCTCCAATGAAGTCATGGCCTACATTCGTATCAAATCCTACTGCAAGAGCGTCTGATAATATCTGTGGTAACGCATCTCTACCTTGGTCTTTATTCTTTCCATCAAGTATCTGGATACTATCCATAACACCCAAGTATAATGCTTTATCCTTACAGAACTTTTCTGTTTCGTCTACCAACCATTCTTTGTCAACTTTATCTTCATTTAAGGAGTCTAATATTTCTATACATTTTGTATGAGTATCTTCGTTTAAACCTTTATCTTCATTTAAGCTAAGAATGACTGCTTGTTTAGTTGGAGGATTATTATACTTTTCTACAAAATCACGAATAATTGTAAACACTTTCTGATCCTCAAAATTCATAAAATATGAAGCTTTGAGGAAAGGTATAACTTTCCTTACATATTCTTCAGAGTATATTAAGTTTTCTAATATTACCTGTTCAATCCTGTCTTTCAATTATTTCACCCTCTTTATTATATAAAGGTTGTCATCCTTTTCTTTCGCTTTTAATTCACCATGCTGTTCTATCTCTTCCATTTTTTCTTGCTCTCTTCCCCCCTTTGAATTAGTAAAATACTCTGGACCTATGTATGTACTTGTCTCATAAGTTAACCAAGGATTTTTACCTCTCTTTTCATCTACATAAGCATCTAGTGTTTTATCAAGAGCTTCAAAGTCGTATGCAGGCACTTTTACATCTTCTATGATAAATAATCCGCCTACTGATAATTTTTCTAAGTATAAATCTATAGTGGTACATTGATCTTCTAATGTATGTGAACCATCATCTATAATAATATCCATTAAATTTATAAACATGTCTGATACTTGTTTTTTATAAGCATTGCCTTGAACACAAATAATTCTATCAGCATCTTTAGCACGCAACCTTCTATTTGGAGATATAATATCCACACCCCATATAGTAGATCGAAGAAAATAATCTCTAGCTAGTAATATAGAACCACCATATGCTGTGCCAATTTCTAAATAATTTCTTACTGTATCTTTTATAGGTTCAAACAATTGATCATATACCGCAGGACCATATGTATGTGGCCAACATTTATCTGTTAGGTATTCAGGTCCTGCTTCATATTGTTCTGAGTATAACTTCATTCTACGTCCTCCACAAAACCATCCATATCCTCTACAAACTCATTATATACTTCCGCAACACATTTGGCGCAGATATATACTTCATCACCGCCAAATCCTTCTTGGTGAAAACAATAGGATTTATCTTTCTTTGGATTAATGCCTGTGTCGCATCTATCACACTTTATCGTATTCTTGCTCAATTTCTTTTTCCGTGAATTCTGCCTGCATTGCTACACCACCTAAGGCATATCTTTCCTTAACCCAAGTATTAAAGCTTTCGTCTTCTAATAACGGTATCCAAAAGGTTCCATCTAGATCTTTAATTCTTCTTTTTACATCAGGTGATATTTCGCCTGTGTTAGGATTTTGTCTTTGATACCAACCAACACTAGGTTTAATAACATGTCCTGATTCTAATGCCATTTCTAATAAACCAGACCATGGACTAATACCTGTTTCCCAAGCTACTTGTATAATGATCTTAGATTTCTCTCTAACAAATCTAGACTTCTCAACATTTATTACAAATTCATATCCTGTAACTTCTGTTCCTACCTTTGTTTGCCTTCTGCCTATAATATAGATGTTGTCTGCTGAATAATATATACCTGTTCCACCACTTACAACGTCTTTAGGAAACAAGCCTATTTCTTTATATGTGTGATTAACTACAATCGCTGGTATATCTTTTATAGTTAAATGAGGAGTAATCATTCTAAACAGTGACTTCATTTGTTTAGCTCTTGTCATATCTGCTACTGATTTGCCCTCTAAGGCGTCTTCTACTTCTTTTTTACTTGCCAAGTTACCCACACTATCAACGATAATCATCACGTGGTCTTCTCTTTCTAATCCCTTGAGCTGTTGCATAGCATCAAATTTTAATTGTTCTATATCTGATATTGGACTATGTATTACTCTATTCGTATCTATACCAAAGGTATCAAAATATGCCTGTGGTGCTCCAAACTCACTATCATAAAACAAAATAACACCATCTTTATATTTGTCTAAAAATGCTTTGGCTAACAACATAGCAAATGCTGTTTTAAAATGTTTACTTGGTCCAGCAAATACAGTTAATCCTGTTGTTAGACCCCCGTCCAATTTTCCACTTAACGCAACATTAACTGCAGGTACAGATGTCTGTATTATATCCTGTTCGTTAAAAAACTTAGAATCTGTTAGTATTTCAGATTGTTTGATTGTTGTGTTCTGTTTAAGTTTTTCTATTAAGTTCATTACTTCTCCTTCTTTTGTTTGCGGTACTCGCAACTTTTAAAATATTATCATAATTATAACAGATCGATGAAGTGTGAGTCAAGTCTTTTGGTAAACAAGTACCCCCGAATCCTACCTTTCCGTCTGGGCCTGGAACGTCCCAATGTGTCTTTCCTAAATTAGGATCCTTACTAAAAAAGTCTGC